ATTTGAGACGACGTGGTATTTCCTCACGATTCATTGCCGAGGATGCGGGTCTGTTGTGCTTCAATGCAATGCTTCCGACAACTCAAATTGGAACAACGGATGTAAATGGCAACTTTGTCGGTATTACCGAAACCTTTGCGAACCGAAGGCAGTACCAAGATATAAGTCTCGAATTTTATGTTGATAGAAATTATAATACACTGAAACTTCTGGAACACTGGATGGAATTTATTGCCAGTGGCTCCAGTAATCCAATAGAGTCATCACTGGATCCTGTTCCGGCTAATCTTAATACGGGATATTTCATGAGAATGCAATATCCAGAGTATTATAAATCAAATACAACAAGAATCATAAAGTTTGATAGAGATTATCAGAGAGAATTAGAATATACATTCATAGGACTGTATCCTTATAATATCGCTCCGATTACTGTTGCCTATAGTCAATCAAATGTTCTTCAGTTTCAGGCATCATTCAAGATTGATCGCTATGTAATCGGAAAGTCAAGAAGTCTTGATATCAATCAAAAACAAGACAATAACAAAGAATCAAATCAATCGACTCCGACATCACCATCAGTACCGCAACCAAGACTTATTCCGAGATCACCTGGTTCTATTCCTTCTAATGGAGTCGGGTTCGTCCAAGAAGGTAAGACCCTTTATGAGTCCTTATATGGCCCTAAATAATTAAATGATACTTTATAATTCATATGCCTTTACCCAAGATTCCTACACCTCAATATACACTGACGATACCTTCACTCAAAAAGGAAATTAAGTATCGACCTTTTCTTGTCAAGGAGGAGAAGATTCTTATCATTGCCATGGAAAGTGAAGACCCAAAACAAATTACGGATGCCGTAAAGACGATTATCTCTAATTGTATTATAACAAGAGGAATTAAGGTTGATCAACTGGCAACCTTTGATATTGAATATCTGTTCCTCAACATCAGAGGTAAGTCCGTGGGTGAGGCCGTTGATATCTTAATCACCTGCCCGGACGATGGTAAGACTCAGGTTCCGGTTAGTGTTAATCTAGATGAAATTGAAATTAAGATTGATGAGGATCACTCCAGAGATATTAAACTCGGTGGTGATTATACTCTGAGAATGAAGTATCCATCAATGGATAAGTTCATTGAGGCAAACTTTATTGGTGGTGAAGGTCCGTCTCAAATAACAGTCGATGATACCTTTAACATGATTACATCTTGTATTGATCAGGTTTATAGTGAGGACGAATCCTGGGTTGCATCAGAATGTAGTAAAAAAGAACTCATGGATTTTGTTGAACAACTGAGTCCTGCACAGTTCAGACAAATTGAAAAGTTTTTTGAGACGATTCCCAAACTTTCTCATGAACTTGTTATCGTGAATCCTAATACCGGAGTTGAAAATAAAGTCGTAATTGAGGGTCTCACAAGTTTTTTCGCCTAGGAATGGCCCATGAAACACTGGAGTCATACTATAAGACGAACTTTGCACTTCTTCAGCATCGGCAACATTCACTGACTGAACTAGAAGAAATGTTGCCATGGGAACGAGAGATTTATATTGCACTTCTTAAACAAAAAATAGAAGAAGAAAATCTAAGAAATCAAAATGGCTGATATTGATCCCGCCGCCCTGGAAAAATCTGGTATTGATCCTGATACCGGAGCACCGCTTTCTCAGAGTGTAAGAAGTGCTCTGAAAACTTCGACTCTGAATCTTGAGGTGTTCAAACGAAAGAAAGAAGAGGATGATCGTCAAAGTATTGCACTGGTTCAGGCTCAACAGGCGACATTTAATAACTTTGGATCAAGTATAGAATCTCTTCGTAATGATATTGGTAAATTGGGTACGAGCCTTAATGGCATAGCACTTCTTTTACAGAAGGATGGTCTTGAGGAACAGAATCGTATTAGGACAGAGCAAGAAAATGAAAAAAGACTTGCTGATAGGCAGGTAAGAATCGGTAAAGAAAGTGCAATAGAGAAAAAAATTCAGAATGCCATTGTCGAGCCCGTTCAAAAATTAGCACCAAAACTCAATGATGTTTTCGGTAGTGTCGGCACTGCACTAGGTTTTCTTTTTGGTGGATGGCTCACAAAACAAACAATTGATGGTATAAAGGCTCAAGAAGAGGGTAATGCCGAAAAGTTTAATGAAATTAAGTTTAATATACTAAAAAATGTTGGTATTGTTGCCGGAGGCTTTCTTGCGATTAAGGCTGGTTTTGGTCTTATAACACGAACCATAGCAAATGTTGCACTAGGTCTTGGTAAACTATTAATAGCAAAGCCATTAAGTGCTCTTGCATCGACCCTTCGCTTACCCGGTACAGGAAATTCAAAACCATCTGGTGGACCGGGAATCGTTGGCGGAATCCTTAATGGGTTTTCTGGTGTTATGAACTTTTTGAATGAGGAGTATGTTGATACCGCCTTGGCCGCACTCACATTTGTTCCAGGTGGAGGGATATTCAGACTAGCCAAAATTGCGGCCGGAACAGTATTCACACTTGACAATATTGCCGAATTTTTAGGCAGCAATCTTACAGGTGCCAATCCAGAATTGTTGAGACAAAAAAGAAAGGAATTAGAAGATAGGAAAAAGGAACAGCAAGAATCTCAAACTGATCAGGCGGCAAAACCTGCAACACCTCCAACACCCGCAACACCAGAAGCACCACCATCGGCACCGGCACCCACACCACCGCCAGCACCAGCAACACCGGCAGTCTCGACGCCATCTGCGGAAATGGTGAACAAATTTGAAATGGCCTGGAAGTATAAGGATTATCCATTAGCCCGAGGGAGAATAGAAGGTGCCTGGGCAAAAATGACGAACGAGGAAAAACAACAGGCAATTGATTGGGCAAAATCAAAAGGGCATGATTGGAAGCAAATGAGACTTCCGGACATTGTACCGCCAACACCAAAAGTACCCGCACCAATAGAAACTCCGGCGGCACCACAACCATCGGTAACAATGATAAGAACCGGAAATAATCAAGAACAACAGCCAGGTGTTCCGATTACATATGGACCACTGACAAGTGTACCACTGATCAGTTCGGCAAATCCTGATAATTTTTATGTGCTTTATTCTCAAGTAAATTATAACGTTGTAATCTAATGTCAATAGTAAATAATTCTATAATAAGATCAAATTTAAATCTTAACAGTATATCCGGATCAATAGGTGCAACCCGAAGAAGTATATCTGATGCAAATAATAGCGTCGATAGAATTTCTAAAAATATATTATACAATACAAGAACGAGACAAGAACTTTTCAATCGTTCTATGATATTACAATCGAGGAGAATAGAGGCATCGAAAAGACAAGAAGTTGAAGATCAAGTAGAATCATCTAAGGTGTCCATAGATCCTAAAAGGGGGTTATTATTTTCATCCAAGAGTGAACAAGGACCTTTTGGAAGACTCATGAGCTTTCTTGGTTTCATTACTGCCGGGTGGATGGTGGAGAATCTTCCTACCTGGACCTTTATGGGTAAGGAATTCATATCCAGAATTTACAAATTTGGCAATTATGTTCCGATGATGATTCAAGACTTTATGTATACCATTAAGGATTTTGGTGGTATTCTGTCTAAAGGCTTATCAGCAATCGTTAGACTGGATTTCAAGGAATTTTCTGAGGGTAGTGTCAAGGACTCTTTTGATGATCTGAAAGTATCAATTGAAAATCTGGGAAATGATATTACCAGTGCATTCGGACTTTTTAAGGAACCTCTAACAACGTCTCTCGATACTGGTGAACAGGCACCGGGTCTTGGTGATATTAGACCGGATTCTATTCCGGGTACGACCACAACTTCTGGTGTAACAGGGATTCATAAACAGGCACTTGATATTATCTCCAAATATGAGTCTGCATTCACTCAAATTGGTTTTAATGATCGTGGCTATAATGCAATGAATCAAGGTGGGGAGGGTATGTCTGGAATTTATGGATCTGGTAATTCCCAGTCCAAAAGACTCCTGAACAAGCCCCTAACATCCATGACTGTTTCCGAAATCATGGATAGACAGAACAAGAATAAAAATTATTCTGGCCCAAATTCTGTTGGTATATTCGCCGCAGGTAGATATCAAATAATACCGGACACACTTAAAGATATGGTGAATAAAGGTATTATAAGTAAATCAGACATTTTTAATGAGCAAACCCAAGATAAGGCCGGATTATATTTAATAAAAACCAGGGGCATCCAGCCGTGGGGGTGGGATAGTGCAAGCAAGGCCAGATTTTCATCTAGCGAGCAATCAATAATAGAAAGAGCTAGAAGAGAGCCGGTATCTTTTACGAATGCACCTCAAACGCCACTCATAACAAACTTCGCTCCGGTATCTGGAACAAGTGGAAATTCTATGGGTAATGTTCCAGTTAGTTTTCCTTATAGTCCCCTAAAACCAGGCTCTGATGGAGTTATAACATCCATAATGGGAATGAGGGGGGGTAGACCTCATACCGGATATGATATTGCGGCTAAGACGGGGACGCCTCTTTATGCCTATCTTCCAGGTAGAGTTACTCATGTTAATGCAACCGATGAATATGGAAAGGGTTATGGTTATTGGGTTATTTGGAAAGATGATGTTTATGGATCATATCACTTCTTTGGTCACTTACAAAAACCCCCATCCGTTAGCGTTGGGCAAGCGATAAAACAAGGTGCTTTGGTAGGGTATGTTGGTAGTACCGGTAGATCGACAGGCCCACATTTACACTGGGAAATATCAAATCAGGCACCCGATGCCATTGGAAATTTTACATCTCGTGTAAACATTGGAGATTGGT